CTCCCTTTCACTTATAGGATAAGGGTTTGAGGTCCGTGTGTCTAGGTTAGTGTCTTTTGATTTTTTTAAATACGATGCTGCAATATGGACACATTACTTTGTCAACCCCTTCAAGTGATAAAAAAATCAGAGGATGACCTCCAGAGTCTTCACCCTTACAACACACTGTTGTTTCGTTAAAGACTTGAATTATTTTAGCCATTTTCTTTTAACTGTTGTAGTTTTAACATGGTGTAACCATAATGACTTTGTAAACGTTTTGCGGCATAACCTGGTGTTTTAATACATTTGATTAAAATTTCTTTTTCATTCATAATGTTTTCCTGAATGACCTGATCCTCCGCATGCATTACACACGTAAGTTGTGTCAATATCTTTATTTGCAAGTCTGTGAGATTTGGTAAATCCATTACCGTGACATTCTTCACAGACTTCATAAACTACTATTTTTTCTTTAATCATTCTTTTTCCTTCGTTACACATTGCTGTTTATATTTTGTATATCCAAATATAGTCACTGCAGGATTATTAGGATCAGCCTCTGACCATCCTTTGTCAACCCATACACAAGTATATTGTCGTTCATTATTTTTCTTTTGTACAAAAAAATCCGCGTTGCTCCAAGTATACAGATTTATTACTAATCCTACAATTAACGTTTCCATTATTACTCCTTATCTTTTACTTGATCCCATTTGTTTAGCCTATATTTTTTAAACCAAGTAATGGGATCGTTACACTTGACGGCTTTTATTTTTTTGTTTGGGTGTTTTTTATTAAAGTTTGAAGTCAACTCTAGTGTTGCATGCTCGCAAACGTCATGAGTGAAGTTTGAATGATGTTGCATATATAATTTATTATTAAATTCAAACCACACGGTAATTATCATCCAACTAAACATCAATCCCTAATCTTTTTCTCGCATCTTGTCGCAGTAAAAAAGTTTTTTCATCATAACAACCCCAACCTTCAACGTTTTTCTTAGTTTCAGTTTCAAAAATTTCTACTTGCTCATTTATTTTTGCATAGTCACAAATTTCTACTTCACCATATACATGTTCAAGGTCATTGGCTAAAAAAAATATTACAATCCATTTCATTCCTGCTCCTTTGCAAATACGTACACATTATCTTCAAAATAACTACACCTTTGTACATGAATGGCTTTCATTTTGTGACCACCATATTCAAAATCACTATCCATAACTATTTTTAATGTGTCTGGAATAGAAATGTGAATGCCTTTTTTATAATCAGCATGTTGCAAAGAATCATCTCTGTAACCTTGAGCATAATTTTTATTGTCTTTGTATACTAAGAATGGAGCCCATCGTTCTTTATTCATTGGCACTACCATTCATTAACTCTTTTTTGTAATTCTCAACTTTAACTTTGTTTTTCTTCGCTTGATACTCTATATACTCATGCACTAGTTTTGAAATCATTCCTGCTGGAGCTCGAAATTTACTTTTACATAAGCCTCTTAATAGTTTATAATCTTCTATTCGCACAGCAATAGATTTCCATTTAGTCGTGTCCATAATTTGTCCTTTATTTAAAATTAATAATATTGTTAAATTACAGATATTGTGGGATATGTCAAGGGATATTGACAAAATCTTTAAAAATTATATTATTATGTAAGGAGATACGATGATTACAAAACTAGAACAAAAAGTTGCTCTTGAACATCTTTGGGCTCAAAAGTTCAAAGAAAATGGTGCATATACGATTGACATGGTGCCCCTTACTTCTAAGATAGAAGAATTACAAAGAGAACTTATAGTTACTGATTAAGTAGCTGAACCAAAATCGTTGCCCAAGGCAACATCTACGACACTTGGAACGTTTAGTTCCACGCAACCCTCCATCTCTTTGACAATTTTTTCCACATCTTCTTCATGAACATTAAAACATAACTCATCATGTATTTGTAGTAATGGCGTATACCCCAAATGCGAACAAGATACTATCGCTTGTTTTGTTTGATCTGCCGCAGATCCTTGAATCAATCTATTTAAAGCCTTGTATGTAAAAGCGCGCTTGATATTGTTCGATCCGTATTTAGCACTTGCATTCTCAAAAGTTTCTGGAGTGTGTATACCAAAATCTTTGGTTTCCCACATGTTAAATCTACATTTGCGACCTAGTTTAGTTCTAATCACACCTTCTTCATTGGCTTTTTTCATACAACGATCAGATAGCATCTTAACAAAAGGGGCTCTTCTATTAAACTTACCAATTAAAGCACTAGCTTCATCAAAATTTAAGCCTAACATATTAGCTAATTTATTCTTACCCATGCCATACATTAAACCCAGTCCAATTGTTTTCGCTTGTTTTCTGTCAATACCCACTAGATCAGCAACAGTTTGATGAAAATCAGCGTCTGCATTAGCATAGGCCTCAACAAGCTCCTGAGAGCCCTCATAGCCTTCTCCAATACTGGATGCATAATGAACCACTAATCGTGGTTCTTGTTGCGAGTAATCAAAACTACCCCATTTAAAACCCTCTTCTGGTAGGAATAAACCTCTAATCATGGGTCCAAACTCTTTATTTCTTGCTGGAAGCTGTTGCAAGTTAGGATTACTCATAGATAATCGACCAGATACAGTGCCTCCTGTGTCAGACCGTAGTTGATTTATCTCTGCATGGATTCTACCATCGTGTTCAAAACGCATAATAGAATTTAAAAAAGTATTGTGAAATTTATTAATCTCTCTGGCACTAACTATTAGTTTAGATATTTCGTATTCGCTATTAACTAACCAATTTTGAGTGAAGCTAGGTTCTTTTGACTTAGCCGTTTTAGGATATTCTAAGCCTAACTTGTCGTAAGCAAAAGCGATTTGTCGTGCCGCCCAAATATCTATATCTTTACCAACAAGCTTTTTTATTCTGTGCAAAATATCCTTTTCTTTTTCAACAAAATTAACTTTCAATTCCTCTGCTCGTTGTGTGTTTACACGAATACCTTTCTGTCGCATTTTAATTAAGATAGGCAATAAAGATTTTTCAAGTTGCCATACTGTGTGAAGATTTTGTTTATATATCTCATGTTTAAATCGTTGCCACAATAGGTACGTGAGCCGTGCATCTTGTTCTGCATAATATCCTACATGCTCTGCGGGTAATTTCCACATCTCCATTTTTGGATCAACACCATGTGCTTTTGCAGCTTCCACCAAGTCTGTTTCTGCTTTTAACTCTCCTAGATAATCTTTGGCTAAAGCATTTAATTTATACGTATACCTGTTTTCATCGATCAAAGCTCCTGCAATCATAGTATCAACAATTTCACCACGCACATCGATACCATATGCTTTTAACCAACCTACATCATACTGAGCGTTGTGAAATATCTTACGACAAGGTAATCGACATACATCGTGCATATATTTCAAAACTTGTTCTTTAATTAGATTACCACCACCAAAATGACCAAATGGATAATAGGCTTGAAAGCCTTCTGTTGCGACTGCAAAACCTATAATTTCGCCACGGCCTGTAGCCCAACCCGCACCTAGACCCTTATTAATGCCCTCATCTTTTGTTTCTAAATCTATTGCTATCTCCTTAGCGTTAGATAAATCATGATAATCAACGGGCGCAGACCAAATATGTTTTTTAAAATTAAATGTCAGTTGAAGACTTGTCATTTTTTATTTTCTTATAGATATTAGGATCATATCCACCAAGATTAAATTTTCTTTTATATTGTTTCTTTTTCATAGTCTCGTTCTATAATCATATCAATGTAATGTTTTGCTTTTTCTAAATCCTCTCGTCCATTCTTACCTCTGTGTCTACAAATATATTTTATCACATTACCCTCAGCAAATAAAATCTTGTTCTCATTAATAAATTGTGAAGGTTGTATTGAAAACTGTGTGTAATACTGGCCCCCGCGTTTCCATAAATCTTTAACCATTAATATAATCCTCCTTTATCTCATTTAATAGGTCTGCATAAGATAGTTTGTTTTTATCTTCTTCAAACTCAATTGTTAGCATTAAACGTAAACCATCATAATTTACGACCATATGGTCTTTTTGATTGTTAAATATAAATCTGCTACCAGGATAGTATTGCAATTCTACCACACTGTGACTTACATCAGAGTATCCTCTAAAAAAAGTATAAGACGTATTCGGTGTTGCAATCATAGAATTTATACAAACACCTCTTTTTGTATCACAATGCCAATTGTAGATAGTTTTGTTTTCCATGCGTAATACACCTGCTTTATATTTATGTCGTGTGTATAACCAATTGTAAAACTCATCTTCAAATAGAATGTCATTTTCAACTGGACAGGCTGTGAAATTATAATATTTTACCCACTCGGTTTCTGGGTTCCAGACTTTATCATAAAGCCTGGGGCTAAAAAATTGACCTACGGGTAGTTCTTCAAAGTATGGACTCATGTTTTCTCCTGTAAATACATTAGATAATCCATCCCTATGGGATAATTATATTTATAATCTGTGGATAAGATATGTAAAGTGTTTTTTGCTCTTGTAACCCCTGTATAATATACCCTTTTCTCATCTGACTTCTCTTCTTTTGTTTTGTGAGAGAACGAAGCGGGCCAATTAGTTTTGGAATATAGTAAAACATTATTTGCTTCACCACC